GCTTTTTAAAAGGTCCGATAGATATGTTGACATTATACGAGAATAAATATAAACAAGAAGTACAGAAGTTTGCTAACGAGCAAGTTGGTAGAAGACGAAGAGATGACTACACAGATGGTGCTGTTCGTATTCCAGTTAACTCAGCAAACCCGTAGGAGAATAAATTATGGCAATAACATCAGCAATATGTTCAAGTTTTAAACAAGAACTTTTACAAGGTAAACACAGTTTTGAATCTTCAGGTGGACACACTTTTAAGATTGCCCTTTTTACAAGTTCTGCATCATTAGGTGCAGCTACAACTGACTACTCAACATCAAACGAAATATCAAATACATCAGGCTCTGCATATTCTGCAGGTGGTGCAACTCTGACTAACACAGGAGTTGGATTAACTAGTACAACTGCATTTACAGATTTTTCAGATGTAACTTTTTCATCTGCTTCTTTCACTGCAAATGGTGCTATGATCTATAACACAACAACGAATGGTGGTTCTTCAACTACAGACGCTGTTGCTATTATTGCTTTCGGTGGTGATAAAACAGCTAGTAATGGAACTTTTAAAATAGAATTTCCTGCAAACGATTCATCAAACGCAATCATTAGATTAGCATAGGAGGCCGACCATGTCGGTAAACTCAGGATGGGGCCGGTTAACCTGGGATCAGGCTAATTGGAACGAAGCCGTAACTTTAAAAACAGGTTGGGGTGCACAGGCCTGGAACGATGGTGAATGGGGCGAGCTCAAAGATGCAACTATATTTCCAACAGGTTTATCTATTACATCTAGTGTTGGCTCAGTTGACATACCTGATGTTATAATTACACCAACAGGACAATCTATTACATCTTCACAGGGAGAGGCTTTTGTTCCTGTTGTAATAGAAGGAATATCATCAACATTTTCAATTGGCTCAGTATCTGTTGTAGATATGCAGGTAGGATTAACTGGTCAGTCTACAACTAGTTCTATTGGGTCTACAACTGTCAATGATATGACTATTGGTTTATCGGGCCAATCTTTTACCGCAAGTCAAGGAACAGCAAAAGCACCAAACGAAACAGTATTACCATCTGGTGTATCAATTACATCTGCACAAGGAACCGCTACAGGAACATCTTCTCAAGAAGCATCATTAACAGGAGTATCTTTTAGTGCTAGTGTTGGTAGTCTAACAATACCAAATGATACAGTTCAGCCATCTGGATTAGAAGCTACATTTGCTCAGGGGACTATTATAGGATTAGGTGGAGCTGTAGCTCAGCCATCAAGTTTAAGCATGACATCTAGTGTTGGTTCTTTAACAATAGAAGAGGGCTTAGGATTAACAGGTCAATCATTTAGTGCTAGTGTTGGATCTATAACTTTAACCGATATTACTATCGGATTAACAGGACAATCTATAACTACAAATATTGGAACAGTTGATATATTTGCTTATGGCGATGTTGACACCGGTTCAAATACATCATATAGTAATATTTCGACGGGTTCGAATGATACATATTCGGATGTTGCAACTGGATCAAATACAAGTTATAGTGACGCTGCATAGTAGGAGAATTTTTTATGGCATCAACATACACACCTTTAGGGGTAGAACTTCAAGCAACTGGTGAAAACGCCGGAACTTGGGGAACAAAAACAAATACTAATTTAAGTATTATTGAACAAATTTCTGGTGGCTTTATTGAAAAGTCAATTGCAGGTGGTGCGGATACTACTGCTTTAACTGTAAACGATGGCTCAGTAGGTGCAGAACTTGCACATAGAATGATTGAGTTTACTGGCAGTATTACAGGAAATCAAATTGTAACAATACCTTTAGATGTTCAAACTTTTTATTTTTTAAGAAATTCAACATCAGGTGCTTACACAGTACAATTTAAATATGCTTCAGGATCAGGAGCAAGTGTTACTTTTTCAACAACTGACAAAGGAGATAAAATTGTTTTTGCAAGTGCAAGTGACGGTACTAACCCTATCATCAAAGAAATAGCTCTTGGTATTACAAGTCTTGAAGCTGATACATCACCTCAACTAGGTGGTAACTTAGATACTAATTCACATAATATTTTAATTGATGATGCGCATTTTATTGGTGATGAAAATGGCAATGAACAAGTAATATTTCAAACAACTAGTTCAGCAGTCAATCAATTTGACATAACTAATGCTGCAACTGGTAATCCACCTAAAATATCATCAACAGGTGGTGATTCAAACATTGATTTAGATTTAGAAGCAAAAGGAACAGGTCATTTAACTGTTAGAGGTAATACTAATCCTGGTGCTATTCAATTAAATTGTGAATCTAATTCACATGGACAACAAATAAAATCACAACCTCATTCAGCTTCTGTAACTAACGTTATGTTATTACCAGCTGGAGCAGACTCAACTTTAGTGTCTTTAGTTTCAACAGATACTTTAACAAACAAAACTTTAACAGCTCCAAAGATTGCAGATGCTGGTTTTATTGCAGATGCAAATGGAGCAGAACAAATTATATTTCAAACAACAGCCTCAGCAGTTAATGAATTAGAAGTGACTAACGCTGCAACAGGCAATAATCCGGCTATCGCTGCATCAGGTGGTGATACAAACGTAGGTCTAGCCTTAAAAACAAAAGGCACTGGAGTAATTCAAGCAGAAGATTCAGGTGGAAATGTATCTGCAGTAAAGATTGCAGGTAAAGAAACTATCTGGATTCCAGCAGTTGCCATGTATCCTAACTCTACAAACGGCTGTGCAGATTTAGATCAAACAGAATTATCTAACGGACCAGAAATTAAAACTTTAGATTTTGACAAAGATTCAGATGAATTCGCTCAATTTGCTGTTGCATTTCCTAAATCTTGGAATGAAGGAACAGTAACTTTTCAAGCATTTTTTACAGCTAATTCTACAAACACAGGCACTGTTTCTTGGGGTTTATCTGGTGTTGCTATTGCAGATAATGATTCTTGTAATACAGCTTTTGGCACACAAGTTGCACCAACAGCAAAAGCTCATAGTGGAACAGCTAACGATTTAGATGCTACAGCAGAAAGTGGCGCGGTAACTATTGCAGGTTCACCTAGCACAGATGAACAGGTGTTCTTTCAAATATCAAGAGATGTATCAGAAGATAGTTTAACAGCCGATGCTAAATTATTAGGAATTAAACTATTCTTCACAACAGATGCTGCTAACGATTTATAAAGAGGATAAATGAGTTTTGGATATCAAGTACTAGGTTTTGGTTCTGGATCAGGTAAAGCATTCACACCTTATGCTATAGATTTTTTAGTTATAGGTGGAGGTGGTGCTGGAGGAAGTGCTACCGGAGGTGGTGGAGGTGGTGCTGGAGGATACAGAACATCAACTCAAACAATGAATTCATCATTTGCAATTACGGTTACAGTAGGTGATGGTGGTTCTAGTGCTGATGATGACGGAAATGACTCTGGAATATCAGGATCAGGATTAACCACAATAAATTCAACAGGTGGAGGAGGAGGTTCTGGTAATGGCAGTAGCCCTGGTCACGATGGTGGTTCCGGTGGTGGCGGTGGTGCAAGAGGTGGTACGTCAAATGCAGGTGGTTCTGGTAACGCCGGAGGTTATTCACCCTCAGAAGGAAATAATGGTGGTGCGTCAGGACCAGGGAGTGCTCCTTATCCCTCAGGAGGAGGCGGAGGAGCTAGTGGAACAGGTAGCAATGGTAGTGGTAGTAACTGCGGTCCTGGTGGAGCTGGTTCAGCTTCATCAATAACAGGTTCCTCAGTCACAAGAGCAGGTGGCGGTGGCGGTGGCCCTTATTGGGGTGCTAACACAGGATCAGGAGGTTCTGGTGGCGGTGGTGGTGGCGGTAGCCCTGGTACAGCTAACACTGGTGGTGGCGGTGGCGGTGGCCCAGGTGGTTCAAATCCCGGTAATGGCGGAAAAGGTGTAGTTATTTTAAGTGTACCTACTGCTAATTATTCAGCTACAACATCAGGAAGTCCAACTGTTACAACAAGTGGAAGTAATACGATTTTACAATTTAATGGTTCAGGAAGTTACACAACATAATGGCATCATTTTCAAAATTAAATTCACAAAATATAGTATTAAAAGTTGAATCTGTTGTAAATGACGTAATACAAGATTCAAATGGAATAGAACAAGAATCTATTGGTATTGAATTTTTAAAAAATTTATATAACGAACCAAATTCTATTTGGAAACAAACTTCTTATAATACGAGAGGTGGAGTTCATGTATTAGGAGGTACACCTTTTAGAAAAAACTTTGCTGGAATTGGTTATACTTATGATGAAGATAAAGATGCTTTTATTCCACCAAAACCCTATCCATCTTGGATATTAAATGAAACCACTTGCCTTTGGGAACCACCTGTGGTAAGACCTGAAGGTGAAGAAATATTATATACTTGGAACGAAACTAATCAAACTTGGGATTTAATTTCTGAATAATTAACGTGAAAGTAATAAAAAATTTTCTTGAAAAAAGCTTTTTTCAAGATTTACAAAACCTCATTACACAATCAGAGTTTGCTTGGTATCAGAGAAAAACCATGGTTGAAGGAACCTCAAATAACTTAGGTTATTTTACACATTCTTTTTATAATGATAATAGAATAAATTGTGATACGTATTTTAAATACATAATCCCAATTTTAAATAAATTAAATTCAAAAGCTGTAATAGAAGTAAGATCAAATTTAACCCCTTCTGTTTTTTTTAAAAATAAAAATTCTGATTTTCACATAGATAATAATTTTAATTGTAAAACTGCAATATTATATTTAAACAATTGTGATGGAGGAACTGAATTTAAAATAAATAATAAAATAAAATTTATTAAATCAGAAGAAAATAAAATTGTAATATTTGATTCTAGTATTGAACACAGAGGTAAAACGTCTAAAGATGCTGATTTTAGATATATAATAAATTTTAACTATTTTTAATTAAATAAATTATGGAAAAATCAACAAACTTATCTTGGGATTTTTATTTAGATAAAATTCATAGTTATGCTTTTTATGAAAAAGCATTTACAAAAGAGGAATGTGAAGTAATAATTAAACTTGCTAAAATCAAAGGTTTAAATGATGCTTTGGTAAGAAAAGATAATGAAGAAAAAAATTAAATAATATTAGAGATTCTAAAATATGTTGGCTAACTCCTGGTGACAATATGGCATGGGTGTTTCGTAGAATAACAGACATTACATTAAACATTAATAAACTTTTTTTTAATTTTGATTTATCTGGAATTAATGAAGGATTACAATTTACAAATTATAAAGCACCATCAGGAAAATATAATAGACATGTTGATAAAGGATTCGGTTTTCCAATTAGAAAATTATCTATTTCAATTCAACTTACTGATCCTAAAGAATATGAGGGTGGTGAACTTTATATTGATAATGGTGTAGAAAGTCATGTTATGATGAAGAAAGATCAAGGGGCACTAATAGCATTTCCTTCATATACATTACATGAAGTTATGCCTGTAACAAAAGGAGAAAGAAATTCATTAGTGACTTGGGTAACAGGTAAGCCGTTTAAATAATATAAAATATGAATATAATACTACCAAAATAACAAAAAGCATATATAATGAGGTAGATATGCTACAAAAGATAGGATTTCAGCCAGGTATAAATAAACAAATCACACCCACAGGTGCAGAGGGTCAGTGGATAGATTGTGATAACGTAAGATTTAGATATGGTACTCCAGAAAAAATAGGAGGTTGGAAACAACTAGGAGATGATGCTCTTACTGGTGCAGGTAGAGGACTTCATCATTTTGTAAATAGTAAAGCTAGAAAGTATGCTATCATTGGCACAAACAGAATTTTATACGCGTTTTCTGGTGGGGTATATTATGATATACACCCTATTAAATCTACGACAACTCTTACAAGCGCATTTACCACGACCAACGGATCAACATCTGTTACAATAACTTTTAGTGGAGATCATGGTATAGGTGAACAGGACATAGTCTTACTAGATAACTTCTCATCGATAACAAATTCTAATTTTGCAGCATCAGATTTTGATAATAAAAAATTTATGGTAACGACCGTTCCTAATGCTACAACTATTACAATTACAATGCCATCAGCAGAATCAGGATCTGGTGCAACAACATCTGGTGGAATAAGAGTACAACATTATTATCCTGTAGGACCAGCAGTGCAGGCAAAAGGTTTCGGTTGGTCTCTTGGAACTTTTGGTGGTGAGGTAGCGGGTGAACCTACAACAACTATTACTGGAGCTATAAATTCATCAACTACAACAGGTATTATATTAGCAGATGTATCACAGTTTCCAGATACAGGAACAAACTTTATAAAAATAGGAACAGAAGAAATATCTTACACGGGTATAAGCACATCTAATGAATTAACTGGTGTCACAAGAGAGGTTAGAGGAACAACCGCTGCATCACATGGTGCAGGAGATGCAGTTACTAGCACCACAAACTTTGTAGCATGGGGTGAGGCAGCATCAGGAGACTTGGTATTAGAACCTGGTATGTGGTCACTAGATAATTTTGGTGACAAAGCAATTTGTCTTATTCATGATAGCGCTGTATTCGAATGGAGTTCTGCAGCAGCAGGTGCAGAAAATACAAGAGCATCTATTATATCTGGCGCACCCACAGCATCAAGACATATGTTGGTATCCACACCGGATCGTCACTTGGTATTCTTTGGAACAGAGACAACAATTGGTGATACATCTACACAAGATGACATGTTTATAAGATTCTCTGATCAGGAAGATATTAACACATACACACCTACAGCGACCAATACAGCCGGTACACAGAGACTGGCCGACGGATCACAGATCAGAGGAGCGATTCGTGGTAGAGATGCAATTCTTGTCTGGACTGATACCGCTTTATTTACACAACGTTTTGTTGGTCAACCATTTACGTTTGCGTTCGCACAAGTTGGAACACACTGCGGACTTGTTGGACAGAACGCTTGTGTTGAAGTTGATGGTGCTGCATATTGGATGTCAGAGAACGGTTTCTTTAGATATGCCGGTAAACTAGAATCGTTACCATGCCTGGTAGAAGATCACGTTTACGATAATATAAATTTAGAATCTGGTAATCAGATGGTGTCTGCAGGATTAAACAATTTATTTGGTGAGGTTATGTGGTTCTATCCAACGACAGGATCATCTGTTGTAAACAGAATGGTTTGTTATAATTATTTTGACTCATCACCACAAAGACCTGTTTGGACGAATGGAACTTTAGCTAGAACTATGTGGGAGGATTCCGCAGTATTTGGTAGCCCACACGCAACAGAATACACGGCAGGCAACGATTCATCTTTTGATGTCGTGGGCAACACAGAGGGTAGAACAATATACTATCAACACGAAACAGGAACAGATCAAGTGCAAGGTGGTGCTACAACTGCAATAACTGCAAACATATCATCTGGAGATTTTGATATTAGTCAAAGAAGAAGTGTTACAGGTCAGACCACAGGTGCAGCAGATCTTAGAGGAGATGGAGAGTTTATAATGAAGATAAGAAGATTTATACCAGACTTTATATCACAAACTGGTAACACACAAGTTACATTACAATTAAGAGATTTTCCAAACGATAGTCAGGCCAGCTCAGCACTTGGTCCATTTACGGTTTCATCATCTACTCAAAAGGTAGACACACGTGCGCGAGCAAGAGCTATTGCACTAAAAGTAGAAAACACGGCTGCTAGTCAGAGTTGGAAACTAGGAACCTTTAGATTAGATATACAACCGGATGGACGTAGATAATGGCAAAAATAGTACAGGTATTAACAAGACCATCAGAACAATATGATCTGCCAACAGCAGAGGCGCAGGTTAGAGATCTTGATGCGATCGTAGAAAAATTAAATACAACGTTTCAAGAAGAATTAAAACAAGAGGTAGAAGCATTTAACTTCTTTTTACAATAATGGCTAATAGTTTTAT